ATTAGCTGACGATGCTGGAATTGAATTTGACGATTCAGGAGATGATGAATAATTAACACAGGGGAAGAAATTCCCCTATTTTATAACATTGAATGTTGAAGGTTTTAAAATGAAAAAAAATAATGAATCATATGAAATTGAACAATATATGTCAAGTGAAAAATATATAGAAATTGAAAATTCTCTAGGTAAAAAAATAGCAAAAGATATAACGCGTAAAATATTAAATTGTGATAGAATAGAAAATCGTAATATGTATTTTAATTTCTTATTTGATTTCTCTACAGCTATAGCCAGCAAAGACAAATCTATAGTAGATAATTTTCTTATAAAATATCAAATTAGCACAAATAATTTAATACCATCTGCTAAAGAAGCAAAGTTGTATGTATACTCGTTCGGAGATAAATATAAACTATTAACACCATCAGCAACAAATTTTGGAAAAAGTCTTGTTGATTTAATATTGTCAGTTACTAATAATTTGAAATTACAGCGAAATGGAATGTCAAAAAAATCATTAACACCTATTAAGATCCTAAGACCGATATTTAATAGTAATTTTGTGTGTGTGGACACAATAAATGATGGAATTAAGTTTGATGATAAAATAATTTTATATGACGCTAATAACAATGTAAAAAATAATAAAATAAATATTGTTAAGAAATTAGCATCTGGCCGATTTTTCATATTGTATGGAAATTGTCAATCAAAAAGAAAAGAAAATATTGAAAAAATAATTAAATCAATAACAGATAAAATACACTGCGACAATATAACATTAATGTTTGATATTAAATTCGAAAATATATTAAAATACAAGTTGCAAGAATTATTAAAAATAAATGACACAAAAGATATTGATACAAAAATAGAAGAGTTGATGATGGAATTTGATTTAAATCCAATAACAACATTTACCAGTGCTGATCTCGCTGAGACTTGTACCATTCTAAAAGAATTGATGCATGGTCACGATATTTACATTCCAATAATTGAAAATAATAAAACATCAGATCTCATATCAATATTTAAACATAAAAAAAATTATGATATCAATATAATAAGTGTTAAAAAAAATGCAGGTGGCGCATCTGCATCTAGGAGCAAAATAGAAAATTCAGAATTCAACAATCCGTTAGAAAAAGAAGAGCTTTTAAGAGTAGATGGCCTTTATGATCTCTATTTTAATTCAAAAGATCCAAATTCTCTTGTAGAAGCTATTTCAATAAAACAAAGTATTATAAGCAAAAATATAGAATATCTATTAAACAATGAAAAATATTTGAAAAAAGAAAAAAATATTGAAAATAGAGTACAATCATTAATAAATGGAAAAAGAATAGCTATAGCTATAAAGCCACACATGATAGAATATTTTTCAAGCTTAAATTTAATTGAGGCACTATATAACAAAAATGTAAAGGCTCAATATTGGATAACTGAAAAATATGAAACAAATAAAAAAACGAATAAGTGTACAACATATAGAACAGATGGATTAAATGTTCTAGCATATATGTCTGCTGCAGAAGATGTTGGGTTTAGAAATAATCGTCCAAGTAATAGAAATAGTACTAGAGAAATAATTAGGAAACAAAATGATAGATAAGAATTTATTAAAAGCAATAGTTGATAATCTAGTTGAGAAGAAATTAAAGCGTTATGGAAAGATAGTTTATATCGATGCCATGAATTCATTTATGAGACACTGGGCTGTCAATCAATCTCTAAACAGAGATGGTATGCATGTCGGTGGAATATTTGGATTTTTAAGAGATTTAAACAAGATTGTTGAAGAACATTATCCATCATTGATAGTTATTGCTTGGGATGGAAAGAATGCTAGAAAAAGAAGATCGAATATATTTGATGGCTATAAGTCAAATCGTGGTGGAGGACTTAAGGATCACTCAAGAAGAAAGAGTGAATTTGAACAAGAGAAGCCACCAGAACAAGTCAAAGAAGAAATGCTCTGGCAAGCTTCTCAATTAATTAACATATTAAGAGATCTCCCTGTATTGAATATCCATATAGATGAATGTGAAGCTGATGATATTATAAGTTATTTATTAACTACTCCAGAAGCTAAAGACGCGGAAAATATTGTTATAACAACAGATAAGGACTACTATCAATTAATTAATAAAAATGTTACAATATGGTCACCAATTAAACACGAGTGGATAACAGAACAAAAAATAAGAGATACCTACTTATTAGAACCTTCTAATTTTATTATCCATAAAATAATTGATGGTGATAAGTCTGACGGTATACCAGGAATAAATGGAATATCAACAGGTAAAATAAAGAAATTTATATCTCCTTATTTAAATGAAAATAATACTGTCGAGGATTTATTTCAAATATGCGAACAAAAAATCTCCGAATCATCTATTTATAAGACCATACTTGATAATAAAGATATCATTGAGAGAAATTGGGAATTAATGAAATTAGATGGTAACATAATGACAAACAATGCTAAGAATAGTATTTTGAAACAATGGAGAGAACCAAAATTGAAATTAAATAGAGCATCTTTTACTGAAAAATTAGTCATTATGAGAATTTACCAGCTATTTACTAATGTTAACCAATGGATGGAAAAATTTAATTACATTACATTAATTGAGGAATAGTTATATATGTTTATTAATAATGCGAATAAAGTGGAGTCTTTAGGGAAATATGGTTATGAATTCCAGGCCAAGATACTATTTAGCCTTTTAACAAACTATCAATTTTTAAGTCAGAATAGAGAGCTGCTGTCTGTTGACTTTTTTGACAATGATGCCTTTAAGTGGCTAGTAACAAATATAATTTCTTATTATGATGATTATCATGACTGTATAACTGCGAGTGTCCTAGAGGGTTTGATGGTCAATGAGAGCTCAGATTTTACCTCAGATATTCAATATAAAATGAGTGATATCATCAATCAAGAAAATGCTAAAGATCTATCTTGGACACAGGATCAATTTCAATCATTTGCAAAAAACCAAGTGATAAGATCAGCAATCCTCGAGTCAGTAGACGATCTTGCTAATGAAGATTACGACTCAATCAAAAAGAGAATAGATGATGCTATTAAAGCGGGTATTAATGTAGATCTTGGACTAGAGTTAGACCAGGTTGATCCTGATCATATTATGGAAATGATTAAAAGAGATACAATCCCCTATTCAGATCCTACACTGACAGTTTATACAAATGGTGGAATTGGTATTGGAGAACTTCACGTAATATTAGCGCCATCAAACGTTGGAAAGTCTTGGATGCTAGCTAACTTTGGAGCGTATTTGTATAAAAAAGGCAAGTTCATAATGCACTATACTTTAGAGATGAATTCAGAGAGTACGGCACAAAGATATATGTCTTATGTTACAGGGGTACCTCAGGTAGAGTTTCCAACAAGATCAAAGGAAGTACACGATCTATGGGATGAATATCTAAAAGAAGGTAAAGAGAATGGTGGAAAACTAATCATCAAACAATTTCCTACATTTGGAGCAACAATTAATGATATCAAGTCACACTTGAATAAAGTTATTGAAAAAGTAAAAAGAATTCCAGATCTTATATGTGTAGATTACGGTGATCTAATTAAACCTATAAGATCTAGATCTGAGTCAAGATACGAAATAGGTGAAATATTTGCAGAGCTTAGAGGAATGGCAATTGAATATAAAACAAGATGCTTGACACTAACTCAATCAAATAGATCTGGAGCTCAGTCAAATATTGTGACAGAATATCACATGGGAAAAGATTGGGACAAAGTTACGATATCAGATTTTATCTTGACAATGGCTAGAAATAATACTAATACTGATGTTGGAAATGATGACACTCAATTGAACTTACACGTTGCTAAAAATAGAGTTGGCTCAGCTAAGATGACTTGGACAGCAGACTTTAATACAGCAACTGGAAGGTTTCTGATTGATCCACTTTCAATTAGAATAGAAGATCCAATTATTCCAGATCGTAACAGTGATGGTTTTAAATTACAATTAAGAGAAAAAATTAAAAACATTAACACACAAGTTAATACAGAATCAACAATAAATCTATAGAAGAGGTTATCTATGCATTGGAGAGAATTTAATGGAATGGATTTGTTCCTAACAGGTTGTATCGCAGTTATATTTGTTTATCTTATATCATTAACATTTTATGCAGTACTATTTTATATAGCTTATAATTTCATACTGCCAATATGGTTCAATGATTTGCCAGAAATAAGTATTTTTGTTTATGCTTTTGTCGGGTTTCTAATGTCGTTATTCTTTACAAAAATAAACGTTAAACAATAATTTTTTAATAAGGAAAAATAATGGATTTAAGTCAAAAAATATTAAGTGATATTATTGTTCATATGAAATATGCTAAATATATTCCAGAATTCAAAAGAAGAGAAAACTGGAATGAAATTGTATATCGAAATATGAATATGCATATAGAGAAATTTAAACATATTGAAGGATTCGAAGATCAAATTAGAGATGCATATCAATTTGTTTACGATAAAAAAGTACTACCTTCAATGAGAAGCATGCAATTTGCAGGGAAACCTATTGATGTAAATCCAGCTAGGATATATAATTGCGCCTTTTTGCCTATAGACAGCTGGCAAGCGTTTAGTGAAATAATTTTCCTACTTCTCGGAGGATCTGGCGTGGGTTACAGTGTACAATTTCATCATGTTGAAAAACTTCCTGAAATTAGAAAACCTATAAAAAATAAAAGATATCTAGTCGGCGATTCAATTGAAGGCTGGTCAGATGCAATAAGACTTTTAGTAAAATCCTATATGGTTGGCGGCCCTAAACCTATTTTTGATTTTAGGGATATCAGACCTAAGGGAGCTAGATTGATCACATCTGGAGGAAAAGCTCCTGGATCAGAGCCGTTAAAAGAATGTTTATTTCAAGTTGAAAAAATATTTGAAAGAAAAAAAGATGGAGACAAATTAACAACACTAGAGGTGCATACTATAATTTGCCATCTTGCTGATGCTGTCTTGAGCGGAGGGATAAGACGATGCCTATCAAAAGATTATCTGGTTATGATGGAAGACGGCAGCTGGAAGAAAATATCAGATTGTAAAGTTGGAGATAAAATATTATTTAATGGTAGCTCCTATAGCATATTGAATGTTTTTGATCAAGGAAGGCAAACACTATATAAAATAAACACCGTAGAAGGATATCAGACTTCTACAGAAAATCATAGATGGCTAGTGTATAATATAGAAACTAATGAGCCAGAATGGGTAGAAACAAAAAACATGGATATAAAAAAGCACAAACTGTTAATTAAAAAGTAGTTTTTTTTGGTGGCATCTATTTATATATAAAAAAGGAAAGATATATGCCACCAATTAATACAATAATTAGCACGTATTATAGCAAGTCACTTAAAAGAATTACAAGATACAATATTAAGTGTGCAAATATTAACTGCGACAATCATTTTGATGTTAAAGCATCAGTTTGGGAAAAAGACTCTAGCAGAGTATACCCAAGAGTTTTTTGTTGCAGTGTTGAATGCTCTAATAGTAGATATTGCTTGGATTTGAAGAGCAAAATATTTGAAACAAAACATGGATATAAAAATGTTTTTCAATCAGAAGAAGTAAAAGAAAAAATAAAAAATACAAACTTAGAAAAATATGGAGTTGAAAATCCATGGCAATCAGAAGAAGTAAAAGAAAAAATAAAAAATACAAACTTAGAAAAATATGGAGTTGAGCACCCATTAAAAAACCAAGATATTAAAAACAGAGTCAAAAAAACAAGAGAAGAAAGATACAAAAACAACTTAAATGGATGTTGTGTAAAGTCTAAGACTTATTCTACCAACCTCAAAAGATACGGTAATATACATTATTTCGCTAGTGATAGCGGGGTCCAAAACGAACAATTTTATATAAAAAAATATGGACCTGAAAAAGGACCAATATTGTGGAATGATCGCAAAAAAAAATATGCAATCACACTTGAAAAAATGATACAAAAATATGGGATAGAAGAAGGAAATACAAGATATTTAAATTGGAAAATATCTTGTGCGCAAAATCTTGAAAATTTCATAAAAAGATATGGAGAAATATTGGGATTTGAAAAGTGGGAAAAATATAAAAACGAAAGAATAAAAAAATTATTTCAAAAAGGTAAAAACACAAAATTAAATGAATATTTTGAAGAATTGTTGCTTGAATATATAGATATATCTCAAGTTGAGAGAGAATTTAACATGGAAAATTTATGGTATGACTTTAAAATAAAAAATAATACTTTAATTGAAATAAATGGAGATTATTGGCATGCAAATCCAAATAAATATAATGCCGAAGATATTATCAACTATCCAGGAGGCAGGAAAATTAAAGCATGTAAAATTTGGGAAAAAGATAAAAATAAAATAAATTTAGCCATAAAAAATGGTTACAAAATATTTGTTTTCTGGGAAAGCGAATTGAAAAATAAAGACAAACAAAAATTAATAGACGGCTTAAAAAATATAATTGAGGAGAAAATATGAAGGATTCAATCTGCATAAATTTAGAAGATTTTATAATTAGTGATATTCTATCTATCGAGGAGTGGATAGAAGATGATACATACGATATTGAAGTGGATGAAGTTCACGCATTTTACGCAAAAGAAAGGGATGGTAATATTGTGTCTGTATCACACAACTCGGCGTTAATTTCCCTGTTTTCCTTTGATGATGAAGATATGTTAACTTGCAAATTTGGAAACTGGTGGGAATCAAATCCAGAATTAGCTCGAGCTAATAACACAGCTGTCATCGTTCGCAATAGAATAGAAAAAGAAGAATTTATTGAACTATGGAAGAAAATTGAAGCATCAAAATCTGGTGAGCCTGGTTTCTTTTTTACGAATGATATGGAAATGGGCGGCAATCCCTGTTTTGAAATTAGCTTAAAGGCAAATCAATTTTGTAACTTAGTTACAATGAATGCAAATAATATTAACTCTCAAGAAGAACTAGAGTTGTCATCAAGAAAAGCAGCATTTATAGCAACATTGCAGGCTAGCTATACAGATTTTCACTACTTAAGAGAAATATGGAAAAAGACTACAGAAAAAGAAGCATTAATTGGAGTTTCAATTACTGGTATAGCCTCTGGAAATCTCAATGAATTAGATCTTAAAAAAGCAGCAAAAATTGCAATGGAAGAAAATGAAAGAGTTGCAAAAATAATTGGTATCAACAAGGCGGCTAGAGCTACCGCAATCAAACCAGAAGGCACTAGCTCAATTGTCTTAGGCACTAGTTCGGGAATGCATGCATGGCATAATGACTACTATATTCGTAGAGTACGAGTTGGTAAAAATGAGAGCATATACAAGTATTTATTAGAGAACAATCCTGAATTATTAGAAGATGATTATTTTAAGCCAAAAACACAATCCATTATTACAGTGCCACAAAAAGCTCCAGAAAATGCTATCTTGAGAAAAAATGAATCTGCAATACAAGCTCTAGAAAGAGTTAAACTATTACACAAAAATTGGATCAAACCTGGCCACCGTAAAGGATCAAACACCAACAATGTAAGTGCTACAATTACGATAAAGGACAATGAGTGGGAAGAGGTTGGCGATTGGCTTTGGGAAAACAAGGATTCTTATACGGCACTATCGTTTTTGCCTTATGATGGACACACTTATACTCAGGCGCCATTTGAAGATATTGATGAAGAGACATATAATAAAATGTTTAAACACTTAAAAGATGTTAACTTAGATAACATAATAGAATATTCTGATGAAACCGATCTTAAAGGAGAATTGGCTTGTGCTGGTGGAGCATGCGAAATAAAATAAAATACTTAATTAAGGGATCTTCGGATCCCTTAATATTTTTATCTGTATCATTTCGCAAACATTATTATTACACAAGCAATGATTTGTTTCTGTTAAATTTGACTCCAATCTAAACCTTATTGAAAAATTAAGGCTCATCAAACTTTCAAAAAAAATAAAATTATCATACACTTCTTTTTCGATATCTTTTATCATAAGTGGATCATCTAGCAATTCATTACCAATACCTATACAAACATCTATTTTTTCATTTTGAAGATCATCTATTCCGTGACTCCAAAATAGATTTTTTAGCATGTTTCTATATTTAGAAGTAGATAAAATAACACACTTTTCTATTTGTTCCTCTTGGGTAAAAAATTTAAGCATAAAAAAACTCCTATTTATCTTATTAGTTATAAATAGGAGTTGACAATTTTAAATGAATTAATGCACTATCTTATTTTATTTATCTCCTCTACTAAAGATAGATATTCTGTCATATTTTCTTGAGGTGTTTTTACTGTTGTTGTACATTTAAATTCTAGGTTACCTTCAAATATCGAGTCCATAAATACTTTGCTTCCTTGTATAATTTCAGCTGATCTATAGCCTAGTGACTCGTATTTATAGTCTATTAACTGTTCGTTTATTAGTGCGCTTGTCATAACAAAAAATTTATCACTTATTAATACTTGCCAAAACGTTTTGAATGCACGCATTACTTTCAGAAATTTATAATGTATTTTATTATATGATTGCTCTTTTATCATCTTCATCATTTACTATATCCTTTACTTTGTGCAAATTTCTCTATCCAATTATTTAACTGATTATTAAATTGATTATACTGAGTTATAACCTCATTTATTTGATTTGCCTCGTTTTTATCTTCTAGGTTATTTCTTAGATATTTTAAATAAGCAGTCAAATTAGATGACTCGACTTTTCTTCGAATGTTAATAAAAACAAGATTTTCAATATCATCAAGCTCTAATTTACCATCAACCATTCTTTGATCTTTCTTTCATCCAAAGTGCATAATAGTTTTTTTGCTTATTGATTAGCTTTTTAGCTTTTTTGTATTTTTTCAAATGTTTATCAATTTGATTATTGAGCCAATCCTCAACAACCTCACCATGTTTGAGGCAATTAAGTACATACAGTACTGTTTTTTCAATTGCTAGTCTTCTTTTTAATGTTTTCATTGATTTTCTGTGTGCCATGTTTTTATTCCTTATTTTTCACTTTCTGTTTTTAACATTTTATTTAATTTATTTTTTAAATACTCTATATCTTCTTTGATAGAGGAAATTCCTGATATACTTGCGACTTCTTCCATTAATTTAATCTGCTTAATTAATTCTTCACTGGTTTGTTTCATATCATTCCCCTTGTATTAAATTTTATTTAAATTTATATTCATTTTGTTTAACATCCATTCAACTAATGGAGTTATTTTAACATTTTGTTTTTCAATGTATTGTTTCAAGATATCTTTACTACTCATTGTCTCATCTATGCTGCCAAAGTACTCATTAAAATATTCTGCAAGTTCGAGATCTTTGTCAATATCGTATTTTACTTCTATGTCATCAGCATATACCACACTTTTAGCATAAGCTCTTTCAGATAAATGGAATATTACAGAATCGTCCTCAGCTTCTATTGGAGCTAATTGAAATAAATACTTGTGTACTTCATATAGAATGTTAGACCATAAGAAAAAATCAGCGATATCATTTCTTTCATAGTAACTAAAAAACCAATCCCAAAAATCATCAGCATTTGAGTATTTTTTGATTAGCTCATTGGCTATTTTTAATGATTGCCTATCTCTTTCCTTAAATATATAATTTGTCAAACTTTTTTCAATTGAATTATTTTTCATTTTTTTATCCTTTATAAATTCACTTAATTGATCGTCCCATGCCCATCCCATGCCGCTGTCTAGAACGTAATAATATTTATCTATAATAACTTCAGTATTATCATACGATAGTATTTTATTTGATGACTTTAAGGGTCCTTCTAAGATTTTGCACTTCTTATTGTATTTATTATAAATTACAGTTTGGCCTTCTATAAATCTTGGAATAAGAAAATCATTCCAAGATTTTTTAAATTCATCTGGATTAAAATATCCCGAACATGAGTGGTGGACTATCATCATTTATATATTCTAACAATTTTCTGATTTTTTAATTCCATGTACTCGTGGCGAGTCGCTAACATATCGGCATGATGTGCAAGATATGGCAAGTTAGATTTAATTGTCTTGGCTTCAGACCAACTAATAAGATAAGGCTTATTACCTTCGACATAAAGACCATCATGGATTTTGATAGCAATATATTCATTTTCTGTCAGCTTAAATCCCAACTGACTAAGTGTATACAGTGTTCTATCTGTCATTTCCATCCATTGAAGTTCAGGATTGTGAGTGTAGTACTCTTTCTGATTTTTTATATGCCAATCTGATGTCTGACGAATATAATAAGGTATTTTATTGAAAGGATCACCAACCTTAAACAAATCGTGATTAACAAGTGTTACAAACATTTCCTCATCTGTAAATGTTTCACCAACAGTCTCATATAGAGGCTTTAGTCTTTTTGCAAATTCACACACTGTCAAGATATGATGTACATATCCACCTGGAAAGCATGAGTGAAAATGAAGTTTTCCTGAGGCAGGTTCAGATATGATACAGTCTGCATAGTTAATATAAAAATCAATAAGTGTATCAAATCTGTTATTGTCTTTTAAAAGATTTTCATTTTTGTAGTGTTCAATGTTCTTAATTAATATTTCATAATTTTCAACAATTTCTTCTTCTGTTAACGATAGTTGTTTTAATTGCGTTGTCATTTTTAACCTTCTCTTTTTATATAAATAGTTAACAAATTTTACATTTCGGTAAAATCTTTAATTTTATTTTTCTTTCTATCATAAGTCTTTTTTGATTTGAATATCTTTGGAGAAGGCATCTTATGTTCTTCTCTAGCAATAGACTTATATAGTTTAATTGTTTCTCTTCTCATTTTTAATTACCTCTTTTTCATTGTCTAAAAACATTAACCATTGGCAACGATCAACTTGTGGATCTGCAACTATTGCAGTATATTTAGATCCGCGATAGATACCTTTTTTATGGTAGCATGGCGAAACTATTTCTGATGTATATATATTGTTTTCATCATGATCACCATCACTTATATATTCAATTAAATTATTTTTATCCTTGGAATAAGTCAGCTCCTCTTGTTTTTCATCACAATGCCAAAAAACCTCTGTACTAATATCAATTGGATACATCACATATCCTTCCTCAAATCCAACATGATCATATAGATCTTTTTCAGCTTTTAAGTATTTATCTATAATAGTACTATCTCCTTTTAGTACACTATTATAACTGTCTATTGCATCTAGCCAATTTAAACCTTTTAAAATCTTTTGATATTCTATATCATCATCTAGAGGCTGCATACAAAAATTTGGGGATGCTTGATCCATGAATAAATACGAATAAATTGCCTTGGCTTTTTCTTCATTTGTCAGCATTTCTGTTTCCTTTATTTTCAATTATTGTTCTAATAGTTTCATTTGAAGTTTTTATACTTTTGCCAAATTCTTTTGCTATCTTAACTAGTGATTCATTAATTTCTTTCCACATTAATTTGGCCTCATCTGATTTTAGCCATTCTTCAATATATTCGAATTTTTTATCAGAGTCCTTTGAGCCTGTAGAAATTTTTGAAAAGCTTACATAGCCCCAAAATGCAGCAATTGCTAAATCCATAAACTCTTCTGCTATGTTATCGTTATCATTTTCATGAATGGCTTTTGTTAGTTCATACATCTCCTCTTGGCATATGCCTAGGCCTTCATGTGGAGAGTTATATAAATCATCACCATTTATATGTATAGCCCTCCTGACTTCTTGAGTAAATGTATCAATATGTTCTTGTTTCATGCATCTGTCTTTCTTTTATAATTATAAATTTTTAACATTATCCAACAAGCAATTGAATATGGAATATGTATCATTGCTTTAATTATTGCTATTCCAAAAATTAATACTAATGCAAAAATTATAAACTCGGTCACTTGCTGGATCCTATACCATTAAAAATGATTTTGGTAATTTCTTTGCACAAGTTTTTCCAATCTTAAAGTAACCCTGTGAATTGTCTTCTCCGACTTCATCGTATGGAAGATCTGTGATATTTCCATCAATCGTCATGTGTACAAAAGATACGTCTCCATCTAGTGGACGTCCACAGATAATACATGCATTATCATTCTCATATCCTTTGCGATCCAA